AACAGCACATGATGATCTAGTATGTCCGATATGCGAACCCAGGCACGGAACTAAAGAGGGTACGGAATGGACAAGGGGAACGGGGCTTAACCAAGAACCACCAGCTCATCCAAGCTGTAGATGCTGGGTAAATCACGAATTTGAGGATTTAGATAATGCCTGAAGGCGCGACGATCGAAATCGAGGGGCTTGACGAGCTGATACGCAAGCTGGATGACCTGAAGCAATTGCGGAAGGTTCACGCGGGGCTGAAAGCGGGCGCGCTATATATCAAGGGCAAACTTGCACAGTATCCCGACGAGTCATCAGCAAACTTCCCGAGCGGTCCTGGATCGTCCTGGTATGAGCGCAACAAAGGTTCTTGGTATTGGCGCAAGCGGGATAATACAAAAGTTAATTACGGTAATTCGGAGAAGCTTGGTAAGAGCTGGGCGATAAAATACGATCAAAATAAGTTTGAAGCAATAGTCGGCAACGATACCAGTTACGGTCCATTCGTGCAGGGTTCTAAACAGGCATCATTCCATAAGCGCAGAGGCTGGAAGACCGTCGAAACCGTCGCCAAAGAAGAAACCAAGCGCGTCCAGGAATACGTGTTCGAGGCTGTGAGGAGAGCGATCCAATCACCATAATATTATTTATGGTATAATCCCAGCAACTGAATATTGATACAGCTTGATGGAGTTCGTTGGTCAAGGAATTTGACGGCGACTGAAAAGCGATAACGAAGGTTCACGCCTTCGCTGTTGTGTTTCAGTCGCCGTTTTTTTATTGTGAGGTGATATATGGCAGAAGAAAAAGATGAAGAGGTTTTAGAACAGGAAACCAAGTCCGTGGATGTTGAAGGTGATGATGATGAGCAATTGGTCTATTTCGGGGATGCCGTCAAGGCACTCGGAGAAGGAAGATTGGGCGGGTATCTGGTGCGATTTTCTAGCGACGACGAGCCAGACATTACCGGCGAGTTCTTCACTAAGGACACCGATTACGGTGACGCAGAATCATCCGCAGTTTACTACAATCACGGTCTGGACCCAGTTCTCAAACGAAGAAAGCTGGGCAAGGCAACCCTGAAGCTTGACGATTTCGGAGTATGGGCAGAAGCCCAGCTGAATATGCGGGATGAGTACGAGAAGTTTATTTATGAGATGGCAGAAAAGGGAAGGCAGGGCTGGTCATCCGGCACAGCATCCCACCTGGTAGAACGAGAGCCATCTGGAAAGGCAGTATGGATAAAGTCATGGCCTTTGGGTCTTGACGCATCGATAACGCCGACACCGGCTGAGCCAATGAACAAGGTTCAACCGTTGAAGTCAATCAAAGTCCAACCACTTATGGAGGAAACGCCCACGGATGAACCTGCCGAAGATTCGGAGGTTCAAGACGGAATAATCGAACCAGAAGTAGAAGGCAAATCAAAGTCCGAGAAAGACGAAAATTTAGAGGTAGAGACAATGGAAATCACTGAGGATAAACTGCAAGAGCTTATCGGTGAAGCTGTAAAAAGCGGAGTTGATGAAGCGATGAAGGCTTTACCCGCTGTGAACACTGATGTAAAGGTGGTCACTGACGAAGCGGATCAGCCTTTTGAGAATGCCGGGGAATACTTCCAGGCAGTCAAAAATGCTGCCTTATACCCTGGTAATGAAGATGTCCGGCTGCGCCCCTTGAAGGCGACCGGGCTGAGTGAGAATGTACCCGCTGACGGCGGTTACCTGCTGGCCCCACAGATCGCCGGTGGAATCATCGAACGAATGTATAACACCGGACAGATATTGCAACGCGTTGCGAGTGACCCGATTGGTCCGAACTCCAATTCAATGCTGTACAACGCAGTTGATGAAACGAGCCGGGCAGATGGATCGCGTTTCGGTGGTGTACTTGGTTATTGGATGGCAGAAGCTGGAACAATCACAGCCAGCAAACCAACATTCCGACAGATGGAACTCAAACTGAAGAAAGTGGCTGCGCTTTGCTATGCCACTGATGAACTTCTGGCTGATGCCGTCGCCCTGGAGAGTTGGTTATCACGCACCGTACCGGAAGAGCTGCGCTTCAAAGTTGAAGACGCAATCTATAACGGTAATGGTGTCGGGAAACCGCTGGGCATTATGAATGCCCCGGCGTTGGTGAGTGTCACGCGACAGGATGCCAACCAGGTAGATCAGGTCGATATTGCGAATATGTGGGCGCGACGTTGGTCAGGCGTGGGTGATTATGTCTGGTTAGCGAACCCGTCCGTGTTCCCGCAGTTGATCAATCTTACCGTAGGAAACTTCCCATTCTTACTTCCGATGAATGCAGGTGGACAAGGCAACCCATCATTCTCGCTGTATGGTGCGCCGTATATTGAGGTTGAATATACCGCTGCACTTGGAACGACTGGCGACCTGATGCTGGTGTCTTTGAGCCAATACCAGACCATCAATAAGGGCGGTATCCAGGCTGCATCCAGCATTCATGTTAACTTCACAAGCGATGAAACTGCGTTCCGCTTTATTTATCGCATTGATGGACAACCACTCTGGAACTCAGCACTAACACCATTTGACGCAGGGAACACCCTGTCGCCTTATGTTGTTCTGACCGCTGCCAGTGTATAGGAATTTGAATAAGGAGTTTAAGAAATGGCTAATCCATTTGTAGGATATGACAATATAGTTTGCTTCCTTGCACCGCAGGACATCGGAAGCACCGCGACCACTTGCCCTTACGTTGATCTGAGGAATGCTAATAAAGCTTTCTTCCTGATTCAATTTGGAGCAATTACGTCCACAACTGCGACCGATGAGAGCGTGGTCACAATCCAGGCTGCTACGGCGGTTGATGGTACTGAGGCGGCAGTCGCCTTCCGGTATCGCAAATCTGGCGCGGTTGGTGCTAACACCTGGGGCGCAATCACTACTGCTGACACCACGGGTGTCGGAATGGGAGCTGATGACAGCGACAATATGGCATTGCTGATCGAGATCGACCCTGATGAACTGGCGGCTAATGATTACCGCTATGCCAGGGCGGTCCTGACCGATAATGTCGATCTTGAGGCCTGCCTTGTTGCAGGGTTTGCATTTATTGAAGCCCGATACAAGCAGACCACCCACCTGTCAGCTACTGCTTCTGCTTCTGCATAGTGAAAGGGAAATGAATGAACCATGCCGGTGAAGAAATTCCCGATGGTTTCCCGGTTGAACTTGTAACCGGTTTATGGGAAGCGGGGGTGTATCAAGCACCCCCGCGACCCCTTGCAATCGTAGGCAGCCACCCCGATACCAGGGAGAATGCCCCCTATGATGACCCCAACTATGAAATCTGGTTGTTCAACGAAGCACCACAGAAGACCGAGGTTTACAAACGTTGGGATGCCAGTCTGCAAATCCACACGCCAGAGGTTTACGCATCCGAGACCAATTGGGTGAATAAAGACCACTGGAAATGGTTGCAGCAGGACCACGGACCCGGCAAGCGCATCTTTATGCAGGATGTCGATCCAAGAGTTCCCAACTCGGTTCGTTATCCACTTGAAGGGGTCCTGGAATTAGTACCTTACAAATATCTCAGATCAAGCCCGGCATTGTCGTTGGCATTGGCGATCTATCTTGGTTATAAGGACATCAGCCTGTATGGTAGCGAACTCAGCAGCAATACGGAGTATCACTACCAGGCGATCAACTATGCCTTCTGGATCGGCTTTGCACACGGCTACGGTGTGAACCTGAACATGGAATGCTGGCAGTCGGAGTTCAACCAACCTATCTACGGGTATGAAGGTGAGCTCCAACTGGACAAAGAGCACTTCCTGACGCTGTTCGAGGAGCACAAGGCGATTTACAGCACCAAGATTCGAGCAGTCGAGAAGTTGAAGAACAAGCTGGATGAGGCGATCATCGACAACGACTTTGAGAAAGCTGGTGAGCTATCACTGGCAGTCGAAACAGCAACCATCAACACAGGCGAGGTGTTCGGGGCGATGAGTGAAGCGGAACGATATGCTGCACGAACCGACCACATCAGCCGCCAGGAGTTTGAGCGTGTAAGCGCACAGGCACAACTGGATGGCGAGGAACACCAGAAGAACATGCACCACGCAGGCGGCAAATGTGAATACGTTTGGAACGTCTGGATGCAAACCGGCGCACTTGAGGCAAAGAACCAGTTCAGGCTATTCCTGAAAGAGAAGAATGAATACGCCTGGGACATGGGTAAGAGTCTTGGTGTATTCCGGGAGAACCTTGCGTACATGAAGGAATACGACGCACGTGTCACCGCTGCTGGTGGACAGAGGGCAGTTGCCCAAACGCTTGGGAATAAGTCGTGAAGAAACCGCTGGAATACATCATCGACAAATGGGCGGTGGATGTGAGCCAGGAAATGCCGGTTCAATTGTTTGGAACGGACAGGGTTACACTCGCCAAGTTGTTCTCTGAGTTGGGATACCGGAAAGGCGCGGAGATTGGCACAGCGCGGGGCAGTTATGCCATAACGCTTTGTGTCAATAATCCGAACCTGAAGCTGTATTGCGTTGATGCCTGGGCGACTTACGACGGGCTGAACGATTACAAGGACCAGAACCAGCTTGATGAATACCTGGCACATGCGATGAGAAGGCTGGAGCCTTACAAGGGAGTTGAGATCGTTTACTCCAAGAGCATGGATGCTGTGAAGCAGTTCGCTGACGGGTCGCTGGACTTCGTCTATATCGACGCTAATCACGAATTTCCTTACGTTGCCGAAGACCTGTTCTACTGGTCAAAGAAGGTAAAGTCAGGCGGGATTGTTTCAGGACATGACTACCTGAAGATACCGCGCAAGGATGGGTTGATTCAGGTCAGGGAAGTGGTCAAGGCTTACACAGAAGCATTCAACATCAAACCGTGGTTTGTTGTGGATAAATGCACAGAGAAAAGAGCAGGATCGTTCTTTTGGGTGAAACCATGAGCAGAGGCAAAGTCAGTGTAATCATGCCAGCACGAGTTGAGCCTTATATCACCAAGACGCTGAACGAGGTATTGAACAACGCCTCTGGTGATATTGAGGTCATCCTGGTACTTGATGGAGTGATTCCTGATTACAAACTGCCCAATGATAAGCGGTTGAGGATATACCACAACTCAAGACCTTATGGGCTGCGACCGTGCCTGAATGCAGCCATCGACGTTGCAAAGGGTAAGTACATCCTGAAAGTGGATGCACATTGCATGATCGGAGAAGATTGGGACACCATTCTGAAAGCTGACTGTGAAGATAACTGGATCGTTATTCCCCGCCGTTATTGGTTGGATGCACCGAACTGGCAAATCAAAGTCGATCAGAACAACAACATCGGATATGTGGATGCGATGGCTTACCTGTACCCGTTCACGCGAGTTTACCAACCGCGACTTACCGCAAGACCGTGGCCTGCTTATGCTGATGCCCATGCCGACGAGATGATCACCGAGGACATGAGTTACCAGGGAAGCATGTGGTTCATGCACCGGAAACACTGGCACAGAATTGGCGGGATGAACCCTGAACATGGGTACGGCACTTTCGGAGAAGAACCGCAGGAGATCGGGCTTAAGACGCAACTCGGACCGTGGGAAGGGAAAATCATGCGTAATAAAAAGACATGGTATGCCCATTGGTCGAAGCCTATGATCCACTGGCGAACCGATCCCGAAGTCGCTGGACGAGTTACCGATGAGGAATTTCACGCCGCTAATAACTGGTGCTTCCACTACTGGTGGTACAACCAGTGGGAAGAACGGGTACACGACTTTCAATGGCTGATTGATAAGTTCTGGCCCCTGCCCAGGTGGCCTGAGAACTGGCGATGGTTGGTGGACCAATACAACCGGTATGAGATGCCGAAACATCGCACGGTATTAGCAGAACCGATTGATACTGCTAAAGAGTTTCAGATATGGCAATAACAAACGGCTATACGAGCCTTAATGTTTACAAGCAACGATTCTATGATGAAGGGATGGGCGACACGAAAGATGACGCTGCCATCGAAGCTGTTATAACGGCGGTTTCAAGGTCGATAGATAACATCTGCTGGCAGCGGTTCTATACCACGGCAGCCAATGAAACCAGGTACTTCACCGCTGATTTTGCGGGCTGGTTGAGATTACCTGAGCGCATCATTTCGGTGAACACGCTGAAGACTGACAACGATAACGACCGCACTTATGAATCAACCTGGACGGTCACCGATTATGACCTGATGCCTTATAACGCTTCACTTGATGGCGAGCCTTACAGGTGGATCGAAACCACGCCGAACGGGGATTACAGTTTCCCAACCGGTGTCAAGAAGGGCGTAGAAATCAGCGGTAAGTTCGGTTGGTCCAGCGCACCAACGCCGGTCGTAGAAGCGTGTCTGCTGGCATCGCATCGCATCATGGCGAGAAGGAACTCGCCTTATGGTGTCAGCGGCGCGGCTGCGGTTGGCAACCTGACACTCACGGTTGAGAAGATGAAATCCGACCCTGACATCATGGAACTTTTGAAGCCTTACATAATGAGGTATTGATGGCACTCAAGGATGCGGTTAATGACATCGTGGATGCCTTGCAGGAGCTGACCGACATTCGGCGTGTTCCTGATGAGCCACCGGAGAACAATGACCAGTTCCCCTTCGCCGTCGTTTACCCATTGACAGGAACTTATGAGATGCCGACCCGCGGATTGATGAAAGGCTTGCACAGCATCAACGTGGAACTGCATGTCGCAAGAAAAGACCTGCCAAGAGATTACCGCCAGGTGATGAACCTGATCGACCAGATACCGAACAAGCTGATGAAGAAACACATCGACGCTGGTCTGACCAACATGGCAACGTTCGGTATCACAGAATACACCTTTGGACCATTATCGTGGGCTGGGGTGGATACGCTTGGCGTGACCTATACCATCACAGGAGTGAAGGTTGAAACGACGGTCACATAACAGTTTCGCCGGCATTGAACCTGGGGGACGGGGGAAATGCCGGATAGACAGGGCAGGGGCTGCCTTTAATGGTTGCACACTCCTTCCAGCCCCTGCCCGAAAATTGAGGTGATATATGCTGAAGTATATCGGGAAAGGATTTATTCCAGGCATCCCGGCGAGGGACCTGGATGAAGATGAAGTAAAGAAGTATGGCGGGGTCAAGTTCCTGCTTGGGACGGGATTATTCGCCAAACCAAAGATCAAAGTTGAAGTAAAAGAGGAAGGTGAAAAATGGCAGGATCAAGAGCCCTACGAAAGCTCCAACTAGGTAAAGAAGTTGCTGCGGCTGGAACGCCAGTTGCCGCGACTACTATCTGGCGCGGAATGGGTGTTATCAAGGATAACCGCGAGGTTATGTTCCCTGAAGAAGATGTCGGCATCCTGGGCGGCACTGACCGTTCATATATTGCGCGGTATTGGTCCGAACTGGCAATGCCAGCGGTGGAATCAACCTTTGAGCAGATTCCATATATCTTCACGGCAGGCGTTGAAGGATTGACCACGGGTTCAGTTGATACCGGTGGTTCTGGATACATCTACCAGTATGATGCGCCGACCACGGCACAGAACACGACCACAACCTACACCATCGAAGGTGGTGACGATCAGCAGGCAGAAGAATTTGATTATGCCTTTGTGAAACACTTCAACCTGAGTGGTGACGGACAGGGCGCGCTGATGATGTCGGCAGACTGGACCGGGAGAGTTACGACCAAGTCCACATTCACGGGTTCGCTGAGTATCCCATCCGTTGAGGAAATCATCGTCAATAAAGCAACGCTTTACATCGACAACGCTGGTGGAACAATCGGTACGACCACGGTCAGCAATACGCTGTTTGGGATTGACTTCGATTACACCACGGGGCTACAGGAATATTGGGCAGTTGATGGGTCGCTG